CGCTCTTCATTAAGCTCAAGAGAGATGACTCCTGTCGAGATGTTTAAGTTTGTCATCAAGACAATTTCAGATTTTCTGAAGTTGTTGTACTTTACGGCAGTGTCTATGGCGGTGTTACACCTTCTCATCGCCTTCTCATCATACCAGTTTCTAACATCATACTGGTTATGTGAGCCCAAAAATCGGTCCTATTATGAGCCCCTCAATTGTCTGGGGATGCTTACTTATTGGGGCTTCGGGGAGGTCCTCCTCTTCGCCACATTTATAGCCTATTGCCTCTTAGCTTGGTTCAACTCGCCGCCGAGACTCACTTTCTCTCCCGAGGACGCAGAGCGGCTTGAGCGAGATCGCGCCCGTCGAGGCGCCTATGGTTCTAATGAGGCTTTGGTACGCGAATTTATGGCTTGGGCTGGAACGCCCGAGTCTTATAAAGAGGACTCTCCCTATGTCTCTATGACACCACCCTCGTGGCAGTTTTCAGTTTGGCGAGCACAAACTGAGGCTAAGAAAACACTAATAGGCCACGGGTGCCGAATTAATGGCCATCTGGTCATAAATTACCATGTTCTTAATACGGCCCCGTTGGATCAGCTGTATTTAGCAATTATCCGCCCGGGTAAGGAGACAGTGGTACAATCCCTTGCCACTTTTCAATTTTCTGAACTCCTACCCGATATTTGTGTTTGTCCGATAGCCCAGCTCAAGGGAATTCAGCTAACCGGCCTGAAAGAAGCCAAGGTCAAGCATGTGCAAGGTTTCCAACCAGCCTACATTGCTACTGACTTTCCGGACAATAATGCCTCTACAGCGGCAGTTATCAACCACCCTGAAGCTTGGGGTATGCTGCAGTATAAAGGCAGCACGCGCCCCGGTTTCAGTGGTGCCACTTATGTCCATGGCTCCAGCTTGTTTGGTATTCACTGTCATGGTGGAATCCAAAATGTCGGTTATTCAGCGTCTTACATTGCTCTCAAGTTAAAGAACAATGAGAGCAGTGATTATTATGCGCTACAAGCCATGCTCCGTTCCTCGCGTGATCGCGACTATCAGTCTCAGCGGGTCAACCCTGATGAATTTGAGATTCGGTTCCAGGGTCGTTACTTTATTATTGAGACCGAGGAATATCAGGAGCTGGAAGACAACTACGGAGACGGGTCGGATTTTCACCCGCGTTCGAAGAAGAAAGCGTGGAGGAATCGCCAAGATTGGGAAAACAACACCGCTTTCGACCCTATGTTGCTCCCTTGGGAGAACAACAATGTTTCTCCGTCTTCACCGTCCCAGCAGCCGCCTAGCACCACTGAGATTGCGACCCAAACCGAAATGGAATGGGAAAACGCTCCAGTGTTTGATGACGGCTTTCGCATTCAGCAGCTAACCGCTCGCGTTGATGCCTTAATGGCTCAGTGCGATTCGGAGCGCGAACAACGACTGGCGCTTCGCCAGCAATGCGAACGTGAGTGGGCCAACACCACTATGTGGATAGAGGCCCTTAATGATAAAATCATGAGGTTGTGGGACCGTGAGTTGGGTCTTGAGTCTGAGGACGAAGACGACCCTAGAGAACTCTTCCCAGGCGTAGTGTTTGAGAACGCTGACCCTGAGCCAACTGTCCCTGAGATAGAGATTACGGAGGTAGTTGAACCCGAGGCCCCAAATGCCAACAGCCCCACCCAGAATACTATGGGTGGGGCCACCTCGGGTATGCAGGAGCCTACCAGCTCCCATCCTCCATCCCCAAACCAGGCCCACTTGTCCACCTCGCAGATGGACTCGCTTATCAGTGGCCTCCAACAACACCAGCAGCAGTCCGCGAGAGCTTTGCAGTCCATACAGAGTATACTCGCACAGCAAACAGCGCTGTTGAGCCGCCTAACGCCCGAGAATCACTCCTCGCAAGAGCGTGGTTCGGGATCAGGAACCGCACCCGTTACCCGGCGCGGAAATCGCTGGTCCCGCAGGACGAGGCGACCTGGCTCCAGGCAGCCAGGCGCTTCAACTGGTCCGGAGCAACAGGCCTCGGCGCCTTCTCGCGTTACTCAACCATCAAGGACGCGCTTGGATGGGACGGCCTCCGCATCACCAACAGTGCGAACTGGTCGATCCTCAAGCAACTCGTCACAGCCCGCCTTAACACCCTCGCAGCGGGCGGCTGCTGCTGCACTAAGACGGAACCCTCGTGTCCAACCTGCCCAACAGACATCAAGCTCTTCATAAAGATTGAGCCTCATAAGCCAGAGAAGATTGCCTCCTCCCGGTACAGACTAATCTCATGCCTTGCCCTTGTGGATCAAATGGTAGATAGAGTCTTATTTGGCCCGTGGTCTGCTGCCGATACTGCAACAGCCATGGAGCGTGCCGGGAAGTCTGGCTGGTCGCTGATCCCTAATGGTTTCTACGACCTACTGGCTTACTTTCCAGATGATGTCTTGGCAACTGACTGTTCCGCCTTTGACTGGACCTATCCAGCTTGGGTCATTGACCCCATAATTGATGTCAAGCTGGAACAAATGGGCTCTCTGCCCGACGGCTATGCTACAGCCGTGAGAACCCGAATAACTGAGGTTCTAGGGGTTAACTGTACCCTGCGTTTGCCAGATGGCCAGCGTCTTCGTCAGCTAGTTCCTGGCATTATGAAGAGTGGGTGGTTCTTGACCATCAACTTAAATTCTGACGCTCAGGACATGTTAACTACTCTCGCCTATCGTAGAGCATATGGCTCCGAATGCCCTCTTCTGTGGGCCATGGGCGATGATGTCCTTATGCGCTGGCCGCAAGGGCAGGACAGTGCCCCTTTAGTACAACAACTTCGCCGAGCTGGTATTTTGTCCAAGTTCGCTACTCCCTCAAGAGAGTTTTCCGGCTTTGCCGTGAAGCGGACCGGCTCGGATATAGCTGTCAACCCCCTCTATCCAAACAAGCACAAGTATTTGTTGGCTCATACATCAGCCACAGACTTGGAGGAGGTTATAACATCTTTCGGCATGATCTACGCCTTAGCTGAACCTGATGTGAAGGCATGGCTGGAGCCACTGCTAAGGCAGTACTCCCGCTGGCCCCAATCCAGCTTCAGAGCCTGGGCGCACGGTCTTTTAAGTCACGCCCCATTACTCCAAACTGGTGACGCCGCTGGCAGCTTCGGCCTGGAGTGACTCAAGCTCGTGAGTATAACTGAGTGCCCCGATCCTAGCGTATACCCTTAGGGATCCCTTCGCAACTGGTGACGGATCGTCGGACTAGACTAGCAGCG